CCGTCCCGTAGATTCTTCGAGCGGGCGGATCTGGTCTTGCAGTTTCTTGATATATTCCAACATTTCTTTCCCCTTTGCCGCATTCCGGTCGGATTCAGACAGTCGGTCATAGGCGAGGGTTACTTTCGATAATTCGGCACGTAAGGAAAGTAAAGAATCTTTTTCTTCCCCATGTAAGGTAATCAGGTTTTTCAATTCGCGGCCGGTAAGCCTCATCGCTTCTTGAGTTGTTTTTATGGCGACTTCGGCTTCCGTGTTCGCTTTGGTATATTCTTCCTGTGATATTTTTCCTTTTTTCAATTCCTCCCGTAAGTTCTGCTGCTCTTTCTTCAAAACCTGTATTTGGGACTTATAACGCTCTATCGTTTTGATTGCTTCGCCCGCATCGACTTCTATTTCCAATATCGCGGTCGTCTTTTCTGTTGCCATATTTTTGTCGTTTTATGGTTAATATCTTTGTGTTGCTTCGTTGTAGTAGAGTTCTATTTCCATATCCTCCAAGTTCTTTTGTTCCCGGCCCGTGTCCCCGGACGATACCAGTACGGGAAGCCATGAGGCCGTTCCCTCATCATCGCCCACGTACATATCCACTACCGGAGAGAATGCCACCGAACGGACATATCCGTATTCCTCACGGGTCAGATGCAAGGCGGCGATATTCATTTTCCTCGTTACGCTCTTGCCCTGCTGCCGGTAGATATTCGGATAGTAACGCCCGAATGCGCTGTACTTTTGTTCGAGCTGGTCGCCGTAGTCCTCCGATTCCGTACTCTCGTCGCCTTTGGAAAAGAGGAAATATCGCATGAAACCGTGTTTGTCTATCCAGCGCAGGAACACGCCGCAGGGGCTATCATCTTTCTTCAACGTGATTTCCCATTCGCTCTCATAGTTGGCGAACGTAAAATCAAAAGTCTCATCGAACACGTTCACGAAGTCGCCGACCGAAAGGGCGGCTTTCTTCACCACCGTATCACCCTCGAATGCCCCGGAAAGGTCTATCGAGGCTATGCCCATGTCCGAGACCGTTGAGACAAGCGTATGTGTCCCTTTGCCGTCTATCTCCTTGTAAACCTTTTCGCCGGCCTGTGCGAAAAATTCCAGTTTCATCGGGAACCGGGAAAACCAGCGGCACGAGGTGAGGCCGTTGTATTCCTCTGTCGGAGCGATCGCACCCCAAATGACATTCATTACCGACTGCCCGGAAATTTCTCCGCTGTGCATTTCGTGGTTGGTTCCGAACTTGTCCGTTACACCGACGGCGAACTGCACCGTAATGATCCGCTCCGTATTGTCCTCTATGTTCCCGAGATCGAATAGACCCCGGCAAAACATGCTTATGTCAAAGACCGCTTCTCCGTCCGTGAAGTCCGCTTCGTCCCGATAATAGTCATCTGACCCGCCGTAACGCTTTACGGCTCTTATATACGCCTTTTGAAGCGATCCGATCGTTTCTTCCCCGACTGTAATCAAAAGGGGATTGAAGGCAAAGGCATACCGCGCCGGGTATTCCACCCGTGCCAGCACCTGCCCGATGTTATTTGCGATTGTTCCGTTTCTCATATTCTCTCATGTTTTTATTAATGTCCCTTATAGTTATACAAAATACGTCCAGCAATTTCGGGCGCAGCTTATCCGTCTCCTCCTCTATGGCCGTGTCGTAGATGTCATCGTAACCGCCACGCCGGTAGAGGCTCGTCCCGTTCTTCATGATCGTGTAGGCAATAGCCCTTGCCGCCGAAAGCTGTGCCCGTTCCTCATCGCCGTATTTCGACTTCCTTTTTACGGGTACGGGACTAACCGATATACCCTTGTCGATGATCCATTGGCGGATTATCCCGACAAATCCCCGGGGAACTTTCCCGCCTTTGCGTCCTCTCTGTATGGCAAGAAATGAACTGCTGCCGTAGAGCGTGCCACCCAAGTTCCCGAAAGAGACCGACAACGAGGACGCCGTACCTCCCGAGGCCGTCCGGCCCTTATCTTCGATGTTCCGTTTTATCCTTTCCTTTACGGATTCGAGACAATCCCTGATATGCCCGCGTATCTCTTTCAGCATATCTCCGAACCTTCCAGTTCTACAAGGGTTAGCGTTACCACGATACCCGTTACATTCACGTCGAGCTTGTCATAAACGACTTGGTAGGGTATGTCGCCCTCTATCGGCTCGAAATACTCCCCTTTGTTGTACTCCCGAAGGAACGTGTAGAAAAGACCCTTCATGCGCTCGATGACCTCATCGTTCTCCGTCGAATCGAAATCGAAATCCGTCTTGTCGAGAAAGGCGATCTGCGTCAACGGGGAATCCGTTACCGAGGCGTATTTCACATTCAACGTTCCCGAAGGCGGCAATACATAGACGATTGTCGGTTTATCGATCGTGTCGAGGGCGACGTTTGTCTGCGCCCAGTTCATAAACAGATAGGCCGTACCCTCTATCCGGGAGGCTATCGACTTGATTTTTTCCTGTACCGTCATATTCTTTTCACTTTTTATTTTCCGCATATATCTTGTTCAGCCGCCTTTCGTAAAGTGCGGTTTCATTGTCCATTTGGAGGCAGCGGAACACAATCGGCCAATATACCTTCCTTACCTCGTCGTGGTCTTTTATTCCCATTCTCCGGGCGTACCAGTCCATAACCCCGAACGTGCCGAAAGAAAGGTCATGCACGCCCGCCCGTTCTTCCTCCGGCGTGGGCTTGATACTGACCGATTCAAAGAGCTTGTTGATCTTATCCATTTCCCCGGTTACGAAATTCACGAAGCCGAGGACGGCATCGGCACTCTCCCTGCACACGCTTTCCGAATCGACACCGAGGACGATACGGCAGATGTCGAGAATGCCCTGCACTTCATTTCCTTCGTCGAGGTTTCCGAGGTCGGCTATCATGCCGTAAGTGGCCGTGCCGAGGTCTTGCGGGACGGGTACGCCGCACAACGTCGCAGGACGCCCCAGATGCTTCAAACTTTCTTCAAATTTCCCCTTATGAACGGCCGGTGTCAATAGTACAAGTTCCTTGAACGTATAGCCTGAACCGCTCTTTCTTTTTTGTCCTTTCATATGTTTCGTTTTTATCGTTGTAAATCATGCAGCGAATAAACCTTCGTTTCCGGCACGCTGCCTGCCGACACGAGGCGGAAAGACATCGCCATGATGAAAGCGTCGAGGTAGTCGGGTGAACGACCCAATATCGCCTTCATTTCCTCCTTGCTTATAATCGCTTTCTTTGACGTGTCATTGTCGATGCGGGCTTGTTTCAGTACCCCGAACTCCTCCGTGATGCGTTCCCGCTGCTCCGGTGTGCAGACTATTTTTATCTTCCGGTTGTTCACCATGTCCGCCAGCAGGAAGGCGCATTCGCTTTTGAGGTTCTTGTACCGGGAATCGTGCGGCCTGCCGCCGCCGTGGAACTCCTTTATCCCCGTGAGGTAGCTTTCCAAGAACGACCCGACACCGTCGGCATCTACTACCGTAAGAGAACGGGGTATGCCGTCCCGGACCATTAAATCCCGGAGCTGCATTTCCACCTGTCGGCCCGGGGAATAGACCTCATCGATCGCCACACGGAAAACATTACCCACACCCGACAAGGCGATAAAGCGGTCATGCCCTTTCCCCGCGATGTCTGCCGAACAACTCTTTGCACCCTCCGGCTCTATGAAGTCATTCGTAAAAAGGTCCGTTATGGCATCGTAACCGCACAAGGCCGACGGGTCGTCCTCGTATTCCCATTCTCCCAACAACAGCCGTTTCCGCAAGACCGGGTCTTTGAGGTTTTTGAGCACCTCGACATACTCCCTCGTAATGAAAGGGTTGTCGTAAACATACGCCTGTACGAAAGCCGTATCTTCGGGCATACGTCCGTCCCGGTGGGGCTTGTAGAAAGTATCGTACAGATAACCTTTCGCCGGGTTGAAGGTCAGCAATAGTTTAGGCTCCAACCGGTAAACGTCGTTCATGTGCCGACCGATACGGGACTTCAAAACCTCGACGGCCAAACGGTGGACTTCCCCCGCTTCCTCCACCCAGCCGCCGGTGTACTCCTTTGATCCCAACCGGGTGAACATCGGATCTTTGTACGGGTAATAGGTCAGGTCGAGGAACGAGACGCGCGAGCCGTTACGGAAGTCGATGCCGTCGTTCGAGAAACGGTATTCCTTGAACCCGTGATACGAGGCCACTTTGTCGAATGTTACCAACACGCTTTCCCGGCTGTCCTTGATGTTGTTACGCCCGACGAACCAACGGGTGCCCGGGAATGCCCAGCCGCAACGCATGAGCCATTCGCAACCGAGACCCGTTTTCCCGCCGCCCGCAGCACCTCCGTAACCGACTACCTTTATCTTCGGGTCGGAGAGGTAGCGGTAGGCCAGCAGTTGGGCGTAATTCACCTTATTCATCGTCGTTATCCTCGTTCAGAAACTTTTCCCGGCTTCGTTCCCGGACATTATTCGTTAGAGCCTCTATACCCGGGACATTCGGCAATACCGACCGGAATCCGGTAAAACGCACATCGCTCTGAATGTTGCCGTCGAGCTGCTGCCGGTTCTTCCAGTGTTCCGGATCAAGGTTGGTAAGGGCGAAGATGATCGCCGCCGTGTCCGGCTGGATATGTTTTTTGATCGTCTTTTGTTCCTTGATAATCGGCTTGGGTTTTCCTTCCTCGTCCTTCTCTTTGCCCGGAATGGTTACAGTATGCGTCTCTTTCACTTCGTAGCCCTGTATCTTTTTCAGGAGGCTTCTTTTCGCTTCCACCACGAAATTGTCAAGCCGCCTTTCTTCCGCTTTTTTTATAGCCTCGCAAAACTCGCTTTTATCGGTTTTCCAACGGTAAAAGGTCGATTCGTCGATGCCGACCGATTCGCAAAGTTCGGATACGGTATAGGTGTCCTTTTCGACAAGGCCGCAGATGCGCTTCACCAACTCCGGTGTGTATTTCGTTTTTCTGCCTTCTTTTCTCATAATGCTGTCATTTTGTTTTATCCGTCCACTTGGCATACCCTCATTTCCGCCCCG